TTGCCTTTGTATCAGATCAGGAAATCAATCTCCTCGCTGCTCTCACGGAAATAATGGTGGAGTGTAGTTTTAAATGACGATAAAAAAATTAACAAATCCCCTTACAGAAAATTATAAGCAATTTAAAAATCATGTTAATCATGAAGAATTTGCTTGGCGTTGGATAGAAAATTCAGTTCAACGATCTCAGAAAACAGACGGACATTTAAATCATGGATATTATACAAGTATATTTCTAATGAGACCAGAGGCAGGAAAATTATTATTTCCTACAGAGAGTGCTCCACCAGAATACGTTATAGGTATTCAATCTGTAATGATAGAAATATTACTTGCTAATAATATAAAACCTGCAGTATTTTACAGGATGAGTGTAAATTGTGAGCACCCACATGAATCTAACTTACCAAACATGCCTCATAATGACCACCAATTTCCTCATGAAAATTTGTTAATTTACTTGAATGATCCTAAAGGAGGATATACTATGGTTGAGAATGAAAAATATTATGGCAAAGAAGATGATGTTATATTGTTTAGTGGATTTCATTGTAATGCACATCCAAAAACAGGTCGTCGTCTTGTTAGTATTGCTACATTTTTGAGATATGAATAAAGTAATAGATAGAGTTACACCAGAAAAGGCAGAGTGGGCAGCAGATCAGTTTATTGATTATTTTAAAAACTTCAGTTCTATTGAAGATTATTTAAGATATGCAAAAGGTGAAGCAGTATCTAATGAAGCAAGAATCCAAGGTATATCAGATAAGGATGCTTTCTTTAATGAAGATGTTCATCCAGAAGATATGGACTTTGAAATTAGACCTGTAGGTGATAGATTTCAAAATGGTGTACCACAGCAATTATATCTAAAATACTTAACTGCCACTTCTTCTCATGTTATTGAACATAATATTCCTGGTAGAGAATTACGTTGGATGATATATGAAAAGAATAGTAAAAAGATAATTGGATTTATTCGTTTTGGATCTCCCACTATTAATTCTAAACCAAGAAATATATGGTTAGAACAACCTGCTAATCTTTCTTTGATGAATCGTCATACTGTGATGGGATTTGCAATTGTTCCATCTCAACCATTCGGATACAATTATCTTGGAGGAAAATTACTTGCATTAATGTGTATATCTCATTATGCAAGAGAACAAGTATCAAAAGTATTTGAAAAAGATATAGCATTATTTGAAACTACCTCATTATATGGATCTACAACTTCTGCATCTCAGTATGATGGATTAAAACCTTTTATTAGATTTAAAGGTTTAACTGAAAGTAAATTTCCACCATTACTACATAAAGAATCATTTCATAAATTACATAATAAATTTAAAGAATGGAATCATGGAGAACCTTTAACTGAAAATAGAGCATCATCAAAGAAATTGAAAAGACAAACAAAGATGATTTCCATTATCAGAAATAGTTTAGAGGATAAAATAAAACTTCAAGAATTTAATGCCATAATTGATATGGCATTTACTCTTACACAAAAGAAAAGATTTTATATGTCAACTTATGGATATGAAAATGTAAGAGAAGTTATTCGTGGGGAACAGAATAAGTTAGTTCGTGGTCAGAACTGGGATAAGTTTTATCTTGAAAACATCATATCTTGGTGGAAAAGGAAAGCAGGTAAAAGATATGATAAACTAAAGAGAGAAAATAGATTCAGAGATAAGGTCGAACTCTGGACAGAAGACCAAGACATTCAAATTATAAGATGAGTTATGAATTAAAAGACTGGTTGAACTCAATCAACCACACAAAAAAGAATCTTTTAGAAGATGATCCAACAGCAAAGTATCCTGGATATATTGTTAATCGTTGTATGTCTGGACATTTGGATACAGTTTTGTTTGCAAACGAGATGAATCTCAATCACCATCTAGATAGTGATCTTCAGTATTCCTTTTTTCTAAATAGTGTGAGGAAGCGAAAGAGATTTTCTCCGTGGCTTCGTAAGGATGAGATCAAAAACCTTGATTGTGTGAAGCGTTATTATGGATATAGTAACGAAAAGGCAAAGCAAGCTCTACGTATCTTAACTAAAGAACAACTGAATTTTATCAAATCTAAATTTGAAACTGGAGGAGCGAAATGATTACCGAGCCTGAGGTAAAATGGTCTACGGATCAAATGGTTGAAATTACATTAAATGAACCAGATGATTTCTTAAAGGTAAGAGAGACTCTCACAAGAATTGGAGTAGCATCTCGTAAAGAGAAAAAGATTTATCAGTCCTGTCATATTCTACATAAGCAAGGAAGATATTATATCGTACATTTTAAAGAACTATTTGCGTTAGATGGTAAGCATGCTAATCTAACTCAGAATGATGTTCAGCGTCGTAATCGTATTATCCAATTATTATCAGATTGGGGTCTAATAACTATAATAAACGTAAGTAAAATTACTGATATAGCACCATTAAACCAGATAAAAGTGTTAGCATATAAAGAAAAACACGAGTGGATACTAGAGACAAAATATAATATAGGAAAGAAAAAGAAACCAGAAGAACAATCATGAATGGTAGATTAGACAAAGTTGCTATGACCAGTAGACTCATGCAACTCAAAAGAGAACTTCACTACAAGTGTGAGATCGGAGAAAAGGGTCAATGGGAATGCACTGGAGCAAACGAATACCTTAATAAAACTTTTGATATATTAGATGAGTATTGGCAGTAGATACCGAACAAAAAATTAGAGTATACCTCATTGTATAATTTATTGATAAGTGGTTAAATAGTAATGTCGCCTTCGGGGACACAATTTACACTCGCTTACTAAGGAGAACCATGACTAACATACAGAGATATAGTGCTTCAGATCTTCCAGAACTAATGGAAAAGATCGCAAGAAACAGCATAGGGTTAGATGATTACATCCAACAATTTTGGAATTCAAATACAAACGCTAATTATCCACCATACAATATCGTTCATGTAAACAATGTTGAATCTAGATTAGAGATCGCACTCGCAGGATTCAAAAAGAAAGAAGTTAAAGTTTACACAGAATATGGTAAGATATTTGTTGAAGGAACTAAAGAGAAGAAAGAAGAAGAAACTTATAGTCATAAAGGACTAGCACAGAGATCATTCTCAAGGCAATGGTCACTATCTGATGATGTAGAAGTTAAAGATGTAACTTTTGCAGATGGATTACTTACAATTACTTTAGGTAAAATTGTACCAGAACATCATGCTAAAAAAGAATATCTTTAATGACTGGATATGATTGGCATACTCTAAGAGATATACCTTCTGCTCATGGTAGTGGTAAGGAACCTATGTATGGAAGTATGGGTAAGTCAACCAAACCAGATCCAAATCGTAAGGTAACATATCCACAAGTGCTTCATTTGGTTTGTCTTGACTCACATAACACCAGTTGGTTTTATAAAAGAGAGGACGGTACTTACTACTGGCATCACAGTCGTAAAGATAAAGATGATGTGTATGTTGATGCAGATGGAGTGCAACTAGATTTGTTTAATGATCCTATATTATCTGATGAGTTTATAATGAAAGCAATTTTATAGGGATCTTGACGATCCCTTTTTTTGTGGTATAATATATTTGTCAGAGAAATACTGACTGCGGTGTTCCCCTTTGGTAGGTTCAGGAATAGCGGCTATAGGAACCTATCACTCTAATTAAGATTAAATATGAGTATTCAACTTGCACTACTTAAATCTGGAGAAGAGGTAATTGCTGACATCAAAGAAATTCGTCAAGAAGAAACTGATGTCTTAGTGTCCTATCTTTTTAAAGATCCATATTGTGTTAAAATAAAAACAAGTCAAGTTTTGGTTGAAGAAGAAAGTAGACCAAAACATGAACTTGCATATTACAAGTGGATGTCATTATCAAATGATAGTGATATAATTGTAAATAAAGATTGGGTGGTCTGCATTACAGATCCACTTGATTCAGTTAAAAAAAATTACGAGGAGAAAATGAATGGAAGACGACTTAATGATTCAGACGGATCAACCAGTAGATCAAATGGTGAAGGAATTACCGATTCAAGTCTTACTCTTAACGAATAAAATAATTCTGATATCTGGGATTGATGAAGTTCTTGCAGATATTGGACAACCAGATTGTAAACTAATTAATCCATGTATTATAATAGATGGTAAAGTATCGAGATGGATGTCAGACGTAACACCAAATAATGAAATGTTTATAAGTTCAGATAAGATTGTGACCTTAGTTGATCCATCTAAAAATATACTTGAAGAATATAAAAAGATTACTCAATGAGGTTTTATACAAATGTCCATCAAAGGTTTGATGAAATTCTTGTCCGTGGATATGAGAATGGCAAGCATTTTACTGCGAGAGAAACATTTCGTCCCACTTTTTATGTACCTTCGAAGAAAGAATCAAACTATAAAACTCTAGAAGGAGACAGCGTTCAA